GTTCTTTTTCAGAACTTATAGAAGCCTTTTTATCTGCTTTGGCTGAATAGGCATTGAAGCCCATGAACGCCGCCACGACACCGCTGGCTGCAATAACATACACGGATGCGATGTCTGTTATAAGCGTAGCCGCTTTATCAAAACCTAACACCGACGCCAGCAAGATAATAAACGGATAGACCAGCATTCCCATTAAAGCCAAGCCTGTGAACCTGCGCTCTGCGTTGCGCTTTAAATCTTGGTCTGCAATTTCAAGCTTGCGATCCTCAAGTTCAAGTTTATTCCACATAGTTCGGAACTCTGCACGATCGATGCTTCCGTTAGAATCCAAGTCTGCTTTATCGAACTCTGTCATGTTTGGCTCTCCAAAGTTTTGCGAAGCCAATCGCAATATTCTTATCTCGGGTTATTATGACTATTTTACCTAATTTGTCTACAACGACCCACTTACGCCTGTACTCTAAAAGGAACACTCACCATTTGCCCTGCTTGGCACCAATAACATATACCACAACGAACAAGATTCCCGCGCCTGCAAAGCAGGCCAGCAGCCCAATGGTCCAGTTAATGCAACTGTCAACAAACTCTTGTTGCTTGTATACGGCTTCTCTTTGAGCCTTGCGCTGTTGCGCTTCAATTCTAACAATTTCTTTCCAAGCCGAGGGCCCATAGGTCCAAGAGATATGGGCTCTTAGCTCTTCACGCATCTCAGCCATTTTCTGTTTCTTAGTCCAGATGTCCAACGCCGAAGCCTGTGTGTCGGAAAACATCTTATACATCGGTGGCTTCTTGGCTTGCTCGTCAAGAAAGTCCATGTCGGAGACAGCCTTAGACCACTGGGAAAGTGTGCTTCCCATTGACGTAATGTCTTTTCCAACCGCAATCGCTTTCTTTAAACCTGAGAATGCTACACTTGCCGCAGAGAACGCTGTAATAGGATCAATCATTCGACGCTGCCTTTATGATTAGTATCAGCCCCTGCGGTTCATTCCTTGACGCTGCACCTCAATCCGCTCACGATTTACATCGTTGCGGTTTCCAGCAATGTCTTCCGAACTTTCAATACGAGCGGCATCTGTTACAGCACGTTGCTCCATCTTAGCAGCTTCTAACAATAACTCAGACTTGTCAGTGCTGGCCTTGCGGTCAGCGTCTTGCTTCTTGATCTGCAACTCTTGCATGCGGATCTGGACCAATGGGTCTGCCATCGCGTCCTGTCCTGGTGGAATAAGGTCGGCTAATGTTTCCTGCATAATCTCTAGCTGTTGGATAGCAACAAGCTTTTCCATCTCAGCAGGGTTCTGCATGTTCTGTTGTACTTCCGCGATCTGTTGTTGCGCCGCAGCCGGATCCACAGCACCCATCTGAATCTGTTGTTGTACCTTTGTAATCAAGTTTTCAATCTCTTGAGTTACTGTCAGACGTGCCTTCATACCAATATGCTCTAGTAGGTGAGCATAAAACGTTCCCATAACCTGTGGGGAAGTCGTAACCAACGGTGTCTTCATAAACATCACATGTATCTTAATGTGCGCGTCATGGTCTTGGTCAGGGAATGACTGTAGCAATTCACCCATCAACGCCCGAGCATTCTCTAATGCTGGGTCTAACGGTTGAGGTTGCGGAGGTGGTGGAAGTATCTCATCAATATTCTGCACTTCTAGCGCCATATACATACGACGATACGCTGCATGCAGGTTGTGCATCTGTGGGTTGGACTGAGCCAACTGCAACTGTGTCTGTGCTAGAGTAACGCGTTGGGCCATCGAGAAGATGTTCGGGTCGCTCACAGGAATGATATCAACACGGCCGTCAAAGTCTGTCGCCATGATAGTACGTTCAGCGCCAGCCACGTCGTATGGATATTCCTGCGGTAAGTTATCGGCAAATGTCCGCGCTAGAATACGGAACTCTGTTTTCTGAGCGTAATGCAACCGCTTATGGATTGCAGACATCACCTTCATGCCCCGCTCCAGCATAGCCATCGTAGTGCCTACCGGAGTTTCTTGGTTCATGTTGTTGGTCTGTTCATCAGCCAACGAAACGAAACGGCGCCCACCCTCGATCAACGCACCCAGTAACTGGGCTAGTGTTGCTGAAGGTTCTTTGTATGGCAGAGGAATAATAGAATCCCGAATGTTGCCACCAGGAGCGTCAATGTCCCGCCATTCTCCAGGTTGTAAAGGCTCGTCATCATTACGAACCTTTACGCCCCGAGCCTTGAAACCCGCTGGGAGGTTAGCGAGTGTTCCGGCATCGATCAACTGGCGTAGGATACTGGTAGCTGCACGACCTAATCCACCAATCATGTGGATCAAACCAAAGCCATAAAAACCTAGCCCAGGCATAAACTTGTAGTGGACAAAGTACTGGCGCTTCTTAGCTAAGTCAGTGCCTTCATCGTAATTCCTGCGGACAGAAAGAATGTCCCCAGATGCTTCATCTAAAGTAACGATGTACGGTAGCTGAATCCCTGTAGGCTCTCCGTCAGGTGACATGTCCTCGAAACCCTCAAGGTCCAAATCAACATGCATCTCCAACAAAGTGTACACTTCATCCGTATACGTCTTGGATATCCCTTGGATCTCGTCAACCTTCTGACGAACCTCATCCGCTTCGGCATCTCCAACCTTTAATTCTATATCGCGATAGAAACCTGCAACCTGCATCTTGCGAATCTGGTTGTAGTCCATGCGTAAAACATGCGTCACACGAGACGCTGTGTTCAAATCAGATGCTGAGTAAGGAACAACAAGATCCTGCGCCGGTATAAACTTAGATACCGAACGCTGCTTGGCCTCATCGAAGTAAACTTTTTTGAATGTCGAACCAGACAGCGGTAAATAAAACAACAGTTGATCCATATCCGGATCGTATTCGTCCATCACTTCCATGATCTGGTAGTTCATGTACGTCTTTACACGGTGCGCTTGCGCTTCTCGGTCTGCATCCTGCTTACCAAGCACCTGAGTCTGCACTGGCCCACCGGCTGGTAATAGCTCCTTGTAGGCTTGTGCTTGGAATTGGGTCACACTCTCCGCTATAAGTGGGTGCGTGACACCAGAGGCCCCTTGGAACGGCTCTGAGCGTTCTATCTGTCGGATGCCAAGCTGATCTAAACCTTTCGTGTAGGATTCTTCCCAGTCGGAACGTGAATCTTGGTCTTCTTCGTAGGATGATCTAAGCTCAGAGGACAGTTCCCCCATGTAGCCGTCATCCAAGAACTCTGCGAGGTTAGCCTCATGCTCCATAGGAGCTTGGGCCTCTGCCTCTTCTATCATGTCCTCAATAGACTGAACCGTGGCCGAACCGTCTGCATTCTGAATAACTTCAGCGCCCGAAGAGAAATCTTCCGGCATGTCCATGGCAACTTCTACCGCAGGTAGCATGTCATCTGGTCCGCCTTGCATGGCGCCGTTGTCTACAAGTGAGCCCATTGGGCTAGGTGGCAAGGCCATTAATAATACTCCCGTTTCCGCGGAACAAAGTCTTCTCCGCTATCCTCACCTTCAAGTGATATAAAACCACCTTGGCGAAAACGCATTAGTGCTAGTGTCATGCTATCACAATAGTCGTCATGATCTCCATTAGGAAATGACACCACTTCTTCTATAACCTCATCCGCGAACTTTTTGTCCGACGGAGCCCATACAACACCAGCTTCAAATAATGGCGCTACCATGTGCATTCGAGTCACCTTATCACGACCTTTGCCCGGTGAGAACCCTAATGCTGGTATTCCTCGCTGTCGTAACTCGTCAATCAACGGCTGTCCGCTGGCTTTGGCCTCAACAATCACCATGTCAGGGTCCCAATAGTCATGTTCTTCGTAGGCTTTTTCCTTTAACTCAGGGAAATTCCACCTACCTCGCTGTGCATCTAGCAAAACAACGTTGTCCGGTCCACCATCTACAGGTTTAAACACACCCCACGTCGTAATAGCTGAGTAATCCGCAGTTTCTTTCTTGGAAAACGCCGTGTCATACGCCTGTAGTATGTAATCAAGCCGCGGAATCTCTTCTTCTTCCCACAGTTTCCACCACTCGCGCTTGATAATGGACGAGCCCGACGATGTCGGCTCCTGTTGCCACTGCGCGGACCACTTACCTACAGGTAAAGAAGCTTTAATGCTTAATAGGGCGTCTTTTTCCCAGAACTCCGGCCATAATGGCTTTCCGCTGGGTAAAATTGCAGGAAACTCCACCACTTCCCACTGATCAGACATGATATCACTGCCCTGCTGGGCCAGTAATCTGCCTGTCAAGTCTTTTTTACCCCAACGAGTCATAACTATTATGATCGAACCGCCAGGTTGCAGACGCTGACGGGGTCCAGAGGTGTACCATTCGTATGCGTGGTCGAATGCAGTCTCGCTTAACGCATCTTGTTCCGAATGAGGGTCGTCAATGACCAGCAAGTCCGCACCACGGCCCGTAATCGCAGCCCCAACACCCGCCGCAAAGTACTCCGCGCCCTTGTCAGTGCCCCATTTACCCGCGCCCTTGTTGTCGTCTTTAAGGTTTGTCTCAGGGAAGATAGTTTTGTACTCAGGGTCATCAATTAAGTCCCTCACTTTGCGTCCAAACCGTACCGCAAGCTCCGTATTGTGTGTAGCTTGGATGATTTTTAGCTTTGGGTTCCTGCCCAGAAACCAAGCAGGCATCAAGTAACTTGCAAACTCAGACTTAGAGTGCCGAGGAGGCATGTTGATAATCAAACGCTTGAGCTCTCCGCGGGCCACGGCCTCAAGTTTTTCAGCAATCACACGGTGGTGCTGGCCCTCGATGAAGTTGTCATACACATGATGAACAAACGGCATGAAGTTGTCGTGAGCCTTCTCACGCAAGTCCATGTTCTTTCGAGCCTCAGTTAAGGCTAGTATTTCTTTTAAGGCTTCCTCTGGTAGAGCTTGTAAGTTCACTACCTTAACAGATCCATGATCCCACCAACAGGGCCGCCTTGGTTGAAGTTATTCCGGTTGGAGCCTTGGATGAAATTGCCGCCGGTCCCAGAACTAATCGGAGCGTATGGCTGTAAGTTAGGCTGTCCAAGGACCGCGGGCTGAGAAAAGTCCGTAAGTGGAACGCTGGGGTCCGGCGTAACGTAACTCGGTAATCCAAGGTAGCCGCTGTTTGTATCGTCCATAGGCACACAGGCGTTGGTCGCAGGATCCATTATGAAACCCTCGGGGCAAGGATCGGCAGCCGCCTTTCCAGGAGTGCCGCCGCCGACGCCAGTAAACGCGAAAGGGTCAATGCCCGATACTGTTGCAGCCGGATTGTCGTTACCGTCGTCAACAGGGCCGGGGAAACCAGCCTCACGAGTGGCCTCCGTTTTGGCAACATACGCAGCGGCATCTGCCTCGCTGTAGCCCGCTAGTATCAATTTTGCACGTTGTTCCTCTGGGGTTCCGAAACCCGCGGCAAACGCCATGTCCAAGTCCGTCTTAAACCCCGAGCCTATGCCTTGGTTAAATCGTCCAGGGGTCTCGTCATTGCGGTTGGAGTTGGCCATGCCAACCTTAAACCCAAATGAGTTTTTTAAGGTGGGGTCAACAAGCTCGCCTGCTTTTCCTGTTGGGTGGCCTATCTCATATACAAGCTCACCAGCCTCATTATATTTCATGAAGTCAGAGCCTTCGTTATCCGGGCCGCTGCCTTGGGTAAAGAAGTTCGCGAGTGACTCTAGGCCCGTGCGCTTCCGCGCTACTCTAGCGATTTTTGCGGCTTTAAGATCCTCGGCAGAGGCACCGGTGGCTACGGTGCCTGCGGATGAAGCTACTTCCTTGGGTGTAACTACCTTGGGTGTAGTAACAAATGCTGCTACGTCAGTGTACGGATCTGTGGGGGCATCTCTCTTGAAAGCTGCTTGACGAAGTCGTGCAGCTTTGGCAGCGGCTTCCGCATCACGGGTACGTTGTTTGTCAACTTCATCTCGTTCGCCGCC